ACTTTTAGGGAGTAAAGTATAATGGATCTTGGAAAATTTGGGGGTTTAATTGAAACAATTGCGCCGACTATTGTCAGCGGGCAAAAGAAAATAAAAAAAGATTTAAGTGGTAAAAAATTTGGTCGCCTTTTAGTTGTGGGTGGCTCAACGATAATTAATTCAAAAAGGCATTGGCAATGTTTATGTGACTGCGGCAATGATGCTTTGGTTTATCAATATAGACTTGAAAAAAATCTCACAACATCTTGTGGGTGTAGAAAAAAAGAAACCTCTTTAGAAAACTGCAAAAAACATGGAATAAAACCAACACATGGCATGTCTAAATCAAAAGCTTACAAAACTTGGTCATCCATGATTGAAAGATGTAATCCTAAAAACAAAAGAACAGCATATGTTAAAAACTATTCTAGTAGAGGTATTGTTGTATGTGACAGATGGCAATTATTTGAAAATTTTTATTCTGATATGGGCGACCCACCTAAGGGGCTTACTTTGGACAGAATTGATGTAAATGGGTCATATTCTCCCGAAAATTGCAGATGGGCCACAGCAAAAACACAACAAAACAACCGTCAAAATACAAGATATTTAAATTTAAACGGCAAAAAAATTGCTTTAATGGACTTTGCCGATCAATATGGTATTAAGAAAAATTCCGCTCAATCTTTTTACAGTGTGTTAAAAATCCTTAGCGCCACTGGAATAAAAGTTACGGTTTGGGAGAATTAAAATGGATTTTAAAAAGGTTGGTGGTTTGATCGGTGAGATTGCACCCACAATAGCTGGCGCAATTTTTGGTCCTGTCGGTGGTCTTGCGGCTAAAGCGTTGACGCAAGCTCTTGGGATTAACGATGGAGCAAGTCATGACGACATAGAAAATGCTATTCTAAATGCTACACCTGAACAGCTTGCTGCAATTAAACGGGCTGACAACGACTTCAAGGTTCAGATGAAAAATCTGGACATTGACCTTGTGCGCATTGCTGCTGATGATCGCGCCTCTGCTCGCAGCATGGCTGTTGGAACACACTCCCTTACCCCATCCATCATGTCTTACGTCATTGTCGTCTGCTGGGCGGTCATTCAATATTATCTGTTCACGCATGTCATTGACCCCTCTATGCGGGAACTGGTTGCGCGTGTGTTGGGGACTTTGGATGGCGCTTTAATGCTCGTCCTTTCATTCTGGTTTGGTAGCAGCAATCCAATCGTTGGAGAGAAAAAATGAACTTTTCGGGTAATGCAGCGAAAGCGACTGAAAATGATTTTCGGGCGGCTGCTGAAAGCATCAATGTGCCGTATGAGGCATTTCGTGCTGTCACAAGGGTCGAAGCTGCTGGATCTGGGTTTGATTCGGATAACCGCCCTAAAGCATTGTTCGAACGGCATATTTTCTACAAATTGTTGAAGGAAAAGCCAGATCTGCAACAGCAGGCGGTGGATGAAAAGCTTGCTTATCCCAAGTGGGGCATGCTCCCTTATCCTAAAGGATCAGATGCGGTTTACGAAGAAATCGAACGCGCATGCAAGATCGATGAAGATGCCGCCCTACAGTCTACATCTTGGGGTCTGGGGCAGATTATGGGGGTGAATTTTTACGCTGCTGGCTGCGCAAGCGTCAAAGAGATGGTTGAGAAGGCGGGTGAGTCTGAGGGCAACCAGCTTAAGCAAATGGCGGCATTTATCAAATACAGCAAGCTGGATGATGAATTGCGGAATTTGGACTGGGCGGGTTTTGCGAAGGGTTATAACGGCCCCGGATACGCGCAAAATAAATATGATGAAAAGCTTGCGAACGCCTATGAATCTTTGATCGCTTAATATATATTGAGGATTCCAAAGCCTTTTCCTCCTTTCAGGTTTTGGTCCTCCCTAGACTTGGGGGGATAGAGCGCCCGTCCCGCTCTCCCCCCATTTTTTATGCGGTTATTCTGTATATACAACCTGTTACATGCCGGATCTTCGTCGTCCCCGGTTCGTTGTATGCGCGTTCCCAATCAATGAGTCCCGCCGCCTTCATGCGCGTTAGAAGCTTTGTGATCTGCTGTACTGACATGCCTAGTTCAGCACCTAGTACTCCCCGTTCTATCTCGAAGTCTTCTTCCCCATACATGTCGTAGAGTTGCAGGGTCAGGAGTTTTTCCCTTGCCCCTACTTCTGGATGCCAAACAATTCGTTGTAGTATGGACCCATCCACATCGTATCTGTTGACTGCGGAGGAGTTTCTTTCCTTTGCGCGTTCTGCCCGCTTGGTATCTGATCCGACCACTGCGGGGGTGTCGTTTGTGGCTTCGTCCCCCCAATCGGAGAGGAAGTCAATCTCCCCATCGTCGGGTTCGGTTGCACTCTGATTTTGGGGTTTTCCCATGTCCAAATTTCCCCACTCTCTTGTATAACTGTCCATAGGAGATGGTGTTCCTGACCGTAATCGATGACGAGGAAGGCAAATCCCTTCCCCATCGGTGTTATGACGGGTAACGTTGGATTAAGCTGCTGGATCATTTTGTGGGGCGCTCATGCTTGCATCGATGATAGGTTTGCTTAAGTGAATAGCCGCATCGAATGCTTTCTGCAAATGGCCCGTATGAATGTCCTGCTTGTTCATAAAAATCGCGACGATCATTAACGCAAGGGTGTTTGCGATTGTCTGATCATCCTTTGGAATGGCGGGAAGCTTTTCGTTGATAATATCGAAATGCTCCATCAATCCGGGGGACATGCGATCAGCAACAAGGAATGCTCTTGCCCACATATCCTGTTGGGTCGCCGCCTGTAAGGGTTGCGGGTCTTCAGGAACAAGGATTTTGCTGTTTGGATCTTTAAGGACGTATTTAGGCGGTGGGTTAGTTTTTGTCATTTTACTTATCTCTCTCTACTACTGTACCATCCATTTTTTTCTTAAAGCGACTTTGCTTCCCAAACGGTAGGGGCGACTTGCTGACCTTAATACCGATGTGACGCGCTTCCCGCCTCTTCGCTTTTGCAATGTCAGTAAAGTCTTGCGCAGTCTTTGTTTTATGGCATTTGGCATGAGCGGGACGCCAATTGCTTTCTGTATCATCGCCTCCCATCGCGAGGGGAATAAGATGTTCGATATGCCAAGACTCCCCGACATGTATTTTACCTCCACAAATATGGCAGATGCCTTGATGATCTTGAAAGAGTTTGACTCTCGCTTTAACGCTGATCGACTTTCTCGCCATCAAATCTACTCCTTGCATCATCAACTTTGTAAGTTTGTAATGCTTGTTCAATCGCATCACGAAACTCTTCCAATGCTTTGTCTGTTTCTATGTATAGTTGCATATGTTCCCGCAACTTACGTTCGGCGGCTCTACGCGCTATAACTTCCGCAGCGGCCCAAAGATCAGAAATCATCGCCTGATCTTCAGTTGCAACAACAGCAAACGGCTTTAAGCTTCTGATCTGCAACCACTTATGCATTGCGTTTATGAGTTCATTCTCCATTTTTTTCCCTAACTCTCATCATTGCATCAGCAAAATCATAAGCATCTAAAGCAATAGATGGACAATTCATGCTGCCATATTTGCTAATAATCCCTGACAAAGCCGCCATAGCAAATTGATCGCGAATGGTTGGACGTTCATGCAGGGTCCAAAAGACTTGGCTGTATTCCCTGCTGATCTTGACGACATCAAGTAAACTCTTGAGGCGGGCAATCTCCGCCTCAAGGTCACCAATACGTTGCTTGGTTTCACCACTCATGATGAAATCTTTCCGCCGTTTTGTTTTTCTTGGTTTTCCATAATCAAAATGTTCTTCATTTTAGTGAAGTATTCGATAAGATCATCGCAGTCTTGAGCGCAAACAAACCAATAGTCATCAGGCTCTGAGATTTTTTCCTTAAAGCTAACTTTGAAGGAAACATCATCTTCACCTTCTGCGCGAACAGCAAAGACAGGAACGCCTTCCGTTGTTACAAAGTCCAAACGCTTTTTCTCAACAATACCTTCGTAATCATTACGAATGTAACGTTTGCCTTTTTCTTTCTCATCTTCCATACGCGATATCATATTTTCAGCAACTTCAAGAATTTCTTTAATCATGTTAGTCTCCTTTATTAAAATGGGATGTCATCGTCCAAGTCATTTTGTTTTGGTGTTTCTTTCTTTTGGAATGGAGTATCACTCTGCTGTTGGCGTTCACCAACTTCAATGTTCCCAGACCAAAATGGTTCTCCAGAATTAGTTGTTTTCCGCCACATAGCGATACGCAACTTCTCACCTTTGAACATCAATTCCATACGATAGTCGGGTTGGCCCTCCTTTGTTTTGTTAACCTTGAATATATTAAAACTCATATCTTTCATTTCATACGCCATCAGACTTTTCCTTCCATACTTCATCAAGGCGGAAGCCCAGCATTTGCTCGACCTCATAGATTAAGTGCAACTTAGACATGTTTGGTATTACTTCGCTGACGATGACGTCCAGAGCCGCATCAAAGAACTTTTTAAATTGATCCTGACCCATCGCATTAAAACTAATGGATTTCGCAACCCACCATACTTTTTCATTGTGAAACCTCACTTCATCGACATATCCAAGGCGGATCTTTAACCATAGTAGTAGTTGGTCAGGCCGTTTGTATGTGTCGTGGTTGTAACAAACGATTTGGAGGAGACCCATAAAGAAGCGGTGGTGCTTATTGCTTCTGGGGCGGGTAATGGAAACAGATAGATCTTTACCCTCTGGAAACTCCGCCAGTATTTCTTCATCCAGTTGGGCGCAGGGTTCTAACCTGCTGCCCTTCCGGCGCATATAGATAGTCTCAGCCATTGGACTTCAGTTCAGCGTCCTTTTCCTTGAACGCCTCAAGAACTTCCTTCTGGTGAGCGGGTAAGAGTTGCCCCTTCTTGCTCTTGTTTACTTCCGCCCAAGCTTGAAGGTCAGCGCGTGATTCGCATGCAATCAAACTGTCCAGCATGTCGTTCAATACTTCCTCGCTTGCTTCGGGCGTGAGGCCAACCTCCATCTGGTTAGATGCGGAGACGGGGCTTTCTGCGGGCGCTGGTGAAGCTTTAACTTCGACTTTGGGAGCAGCTTTTTTGGGAGCCGCCTTGGCGACAGCAGCGGAATTACCGTCGTCATCATCTTCCCCTGCGACGCCCACCATCGCGAATATAGCATAGCGGCGAGCGTAGGTAAGGGCTGACCCCATCTTTTGATGCGTATCAAGCCCGCAAACCGGATAAGTCGATTCAATCCATTGTCCCGATGAATGTAAGAGGCGAGTGTGTAAAATGATAATTCCCTCTTCAGACTTTGTAGCTTGGACGACAGCAATCTGATGCTTTCCCAAGCATTTACGAATGACGTCCATACCATCGGATAGATCGACATATTTGGAATTGAAATGCGGATTTGTCTTGTTCTTAGGCGGGTTGCTGAGTTCTGCCTGAGCCTTTGCAAGTGCGCCTCCAATTGCGTCAATGTGTTCTGACGTTAACATCGTATACTCCTTTAGTTGTATGTAGGGTTGTCGGTTTTTGGATCTGTTTCATGCATTGATATTTTTGTGGCAGTCTCCTGTAATACAGCCGCCACAATCATTTTTAGATTAGAGGGCCAAAGATCCAAATTACGGATCTCGAGGCCAATCCCTTGTTTTTCCAATGTGAAGTAAACAAGAAGGTTCTTTTTATTCAGTTCGTCATCAATTTCTTCAAATTCCATTAGTCACCTTTAAACCTGAGAGAACCTTTTTTGTCGCGCTTCAATTCCACACCATAGCCAAATGCAACTGCGACATCAGGCTCCACAAGTTTCTTGAGACCGTCCTTAGCTTCTTCGTAAAGGACATGCTGCGCTTTGTTGAACTTCAACTGCTCGACCATTGCCGCCCAATAGTTATTGCCAGTCATATCCACGCGACGAACGGGATCGACCTTGGCGGGTGCTTGGATGACAACAGGCGGCGTACCGGACTTAACGCAATCCCAGAACTTAATCTCAGCGCCTAAGAGGACGGCTGCGTAGTGGGTATCGAGGCTAACGTCAAATGTCTGGTGCTTGTGGTTCCCAAAGAATACAGACAAAACGGCTTTCTCGACGCCGCAGACCAGCATATTATGCGTAAGCTGCGGATAGTAGCGGTCGAGTATCTCGTCTTCTTTTGCGAACGCGCTAACATGTTTAGCCTCATAGATGGTATCACCATCGTCAGTCAGGCCGTCTAAGGTGCATGCCATAAAGGGTTGCTCCCAAGACATGCGCTCATCGCCCTGATTCGTTACCTTGCGTCCTGTCGTCTTTTCAAACCACATGACGTTGAAGGCTTCAGTCCAATTGCCCATTTGAACGGGAAGAACATCGGACAAATCCTCGTCCTGCTCTTCTCCCCGTTTGATTTTCCAAAGTTTCAGGATGGCTTCTTCATCGCCACCCATAATTTTGTTTGCGTCTGAACCACCAATGAAATTCTTGCGGTTCTCTAATTGTGCTTGTGTAAGTGCCATAATATTTTCCCCTGTTACATATACAATAGCGATATGTTCATCAGTTGTCAACTGGTGTTTCAGATAATTTTACAAATTTTGCATACTCTTTTGATATCACATAATTTTCTTCATATTGCCCTGTATTTGTCGCGTAGAATTTACGCTTTGTCGCATGTTTAACCTTATCCTCACCTCGAATAATAGCCGCATGCGTTTTCGCCTTATTCATAATGATCCACATATTCACATTATGCCTGTCGGCGGATGGAACATTAGATACGATAATGTCGGGGTAGGGATAGTCATCCGCGCAGGTAAAATCAAACTGGCGGTGCTTCACCTCAACAATTCGCTCAATGAAAGCGATAATATCGCCCTCATCCTTTGACCCAACGGGCAAGGCTCCGGGAGGTCGTAGGATAACGGAACATTTCTTCCATCGCTGTAAAAACTCCGCCGCAATATATTTGGCGGGTTCTGACGCAGCGACTTGTTCCTTGAATTGATCAAAAGTCCGCATGTCACTTCTTCTCCACGCGAACGGGATCTCCTTGCTTGATCGTATAACTGCACCCACCCATCAAAGCGGAAATCATGAGTATAAACAATACAGTATAGAAAACTGTTAATATCTTGGTGCAGGTAGAGTCTGAAATTTCCATTGGTATTCTCCGATTAAGAGGGGGGGATAATCAGATTTATCCCGCCCCAGAAGGTAATTAATTTGTTTGTGGACCTTCTACCTTTGGCATCTGCGGAGGTGCAAGCTTTGCCGCCATATCTTTGATGTCGTCCATCTCAGACACAAGCGCCTTCTCCACCTTGTCCAACATCGTCTGCTCCTCAGTCGGGAAGCTGATGGTGCTGAAATGCGCCGCCATAGACGCAAGGCGGGCTGACTCAGCGTATGACTTCACATCGCTCTTATTCGCTGACGTCTGACTGTCCATCAAGCATTGGGTGATGACGGCAATCATGTAAGGCGTCACATGCATTTCCAGTCGCAAAGAAGCGATCCTTGCGGCCTTCCCGTAAAGTTTATCAACGTCGCCATAGTTCGTTTCAGCATTCGCCAATGAACGGGCGGCATCCATCAATGTATCAGTAATCATGTTCAGTTCCTTTCATCGCAATAGCGCATCCATTTAAGGACATCTTGTTTAAAGTTCTTAGTACCCCGTCCGTCAGAAGGTGATAGGCTCCTGACGAAAAGCTGTTTAACTCCAAGGTATTGGCAATAAAACTTAAAGTGTTTTCCGCCATGTTCGGCGCGATCCACTTTTACTCCAAGATTTTCCAATAACTCCTTGGTATCTTTGATAACTTTCAATTGTTTACTCATGTGCGTTTCATTCCAGACCCCACGACATAAAATCTTTTGTAATGTTCACCACACCAAGATTTGTTTTCCAGAGTTGGCTCTCCACAATACATTGTCTTCTCTCCTTTGATTTCTCCTATGACGGCACGACAATTTGATTCGCCATGCAATGGTTTCAGTTTATGGATGGTTAAAGGCCCAAGCTTTGGCTGGGCTATTGGTTGGCCCGATACATCAAAGAACAATTTAGCTTTCGCTGCGTATACGGCATCTTCCGGCTTAGGTGTTCGTTTAATGGGGGCTTTAGGAACCCTAGGCTTAGGCGGCGCTTTGGGCTTTACGGCTCTTGCTGGACGCTCAATGTTTAAAACAATCTTGCGTCGATTTAACATCCCCAGAATAGCATTTCTGGTTCGTCCCTTTACCCGTTTTGCAATCTCTGCTGCGGTTAGTCCATCTTTCACTAATTTCAGTACTTTATCGATTTCTTTTTTCGTCCAAGGATTAATAAGTAATGCCATAGTGACCTCCTGTGCGTTGACATATGTATACTCTTGGTTTAATAAAGTCAACCACTAGTCGTCAACAAAGAGTTTAGGAAACATGACACTTAAAGTAGCGCAAAGAGTAATCAATAAACTGGGTGGTGCGCGTAGCGTAGCGAACATGCTGGGCATTTCAGAACAGGCTGTTTACAAGTGGACATATCCATTCGAGGCTGGTGGTGGCGGCGGATTGATCCCTCAGCGCCGCCAAATTGAATTGATGGTCGCTGCGAAACAGCGGGGGATTAAATTGGTCGCATCCGATTTCTTCCCTAAAGGCACTCCCGATGAGGCCTAGGTTCCAAGTAGCACCTGTGGAGCAGAGGACGATGGATGGCATCGTCTTCGCTTCAAAAAGGGAAATGAAACGCTACGCGGAATTGAAACTTTTGGAGAGGGCTGGAGATATTCACCGCCTTGATTTGCAACCTGAATATGAAGTGTTCATAGACGGGCGGCATTTCTGCACTTATACGGCTGATTTCAGATACATAACGACAGATCTTGAGATTGTGGTTGAGGATGTAAAGTCTACTGGAACCGCCAAAGATGCTGCGTATCGGCTGCGGAAAAAGGCGGCTGAATTGTATTACGGGATGAAGGTGACTGAGTTCAATCCCGACAAAAAATTGACGAAACGCAAGAAGTCTGTCAGAATAAAAAAATGATCCCCCAACGGTGGCGAACCATTGGGGGATGAAAAACTGGGTTAACCCCCAGAGGCGTTAGCAGCGCCTAACCCGATGTCAAGTAGGAGAACAACCATCAGGCTGTATGTATTATAGCAATGGTTGGTCTCCCGATCAATAGGAGACTACCATATGTTTTTTCATGCTTTAGCTTGGGCCGTAGATCAAAAAATTGACAAAGAAGAAAAAGCCGATAAGATAAGAATAAGAGATGACGGTTTACCAAGACCTCGCTCTTTTTGTGGCTTGACGGAAAAACAACCAGAGCTTTAGTATATATAGCGCCTGATTGTCTCCGTCGCAAGTGATTGGAGACAATTATGAGTCAACAAGCGCGTTTATGGGCATGGCAACTCAAGGGATTGTTGCATTCTCACAAGATTTTGATGCTTGGATTAGCTGAATTTTATGATGATAATCAAGGACATGTATGTGAATCTATACATACACTTGCCAAATTTTGTGGTTTTAAAAAACAAAAATTCAATGAGATGATCGATGATCTTATTGGATTAAATCTTTTGATTCGCGAAGAAAATTCAAAACAACATAACGAAGATCCAACTTATATTTAT